ATATACAACTATGACTACTCGTGACGATGCTTGGATTGGCGTTGCCGGAGAGTTTCTAGCCGCCAGCGTGCTGCAACGTCGATATAAGACGATAGCAACTGCATCATCGTCCAGCCCTTATGACCTCATTTTAGAAAATTATTCTGGTGTTTTTTATAAATGCCAAGTTAAGTCAACGTGGTACGCTCAAGAAGTTAACAAGAAATTTTATTGGCAATGGCATCCGTCGAGACATAACAAAAAAAGTTACGAGAGTAAGGATGTTGATTTTTTTGCATTTGTAGCATTGCCGATACGAGCTGTTTTTTTTGCAGTTACACACGATGTAACAAATAGCGTTTTTAGGATTAGAAAAGAAGCTTTAGACGTTGTGGTTGAGCAAGAATCTTTAAAAAAGGTAATTAAAAATCTACATGGGTGATTACAAATATTTTACATTAGACGAGTTTGTTTGCTCCGAAACGGGTGAACAAGATATGTGTCCAGAATTTTTAAAAGCTCTTTCACACCTCCGTCAGATATGCAATTTTCCCTTTATTATTACCTCTGGATTTAGAAGTAAAAATCACAGCGCAGAAAAATCAAAAAAAACCCAGGGTACTCACACACTCGGTATTGCTGCTGATGTGGCATGTTCTGGAGGCGAGCAACGCCTTGCAATTGTTAAACACGCATCCGCGATGGGCATGTCAGTAGGTATTGCAAAAACCTTTGTGCATGTTGATATTCGTAAGACACCGGCTATGTGCTGGTGCTATTAAAAATAAACAACGTAGGTAAAAAAAATGGGTCTCGAAGCAAACACTAGCTCAACATATATTAACGGATTAGTCGGCACAAATCCGACAACAGCAGACCCGTTAAGTGAAGGCGACAATCATTTACGTTTAATTAAAGACGTATTGCAAAGATCGTTTCCAGCCATAACAGGTGCAGTGACTGTTTCTCAAACCGAAATTAACACCGGCATAGGAGAGATATACACCGCCACTAATACAGCAACGGCTAATAAACTAGTCAAAAGAGACGCCACTGGCAGTTTCTCAGCGACCGTCGTAAACGCAAACCTTATTGGTAACGTCATTGGTGATGTGCAGGGTGATGTGTACGCGGATAATGGCATTACTAAAATATTAGACAACGGCACTGACGGTACAAACGCAGTATTTAATGGCAATGCTACAAATGCCACAAAAGCTGAAACAATTGAAATTGATGCTGCGTCAGGCGATCAAGAACACCGAATGATATTTGGTGAAAACAATGACGGCAGTAACGCCGCAGAGTCATTGTATAAAGATTCAGAAGCCAACTTTACATACAACCCGTCCACTAACGCTTTAACCGCTGGCTCTTTCGTTGGCGCTGTTGCACTTACAAACGTAACAGGGCTGCAAGCTGCGTTAGATGCCAAAACAACACTGTTGGCTGTCTGGCCCATAGGCTCTGTTTACACATCTATTTCAGCAACAAGCCCCAGCACCTTGTTTGGTGGTAACTGGGAGGCGTTTGGCGCTGGACGAGTGATGGTCGGATTAGACGCAAGTGATACTGATTTTGATACTGTCGAAGAGACCGGTGGCGCTAAGACACACCAATTAACAATTGCAGAGATGCCAGCTCACAGCCACACCTACACGTTAGAAAATCCTTCTGGGACGGGCAGCACTGGTTCGGCAACTGGAGCTTCAAGCTTTAGCACACCAAACACAAGCACAGCAGGTAGCGGCGCAGCACATAACAACGTGCAGCCTTACATTACTGTTTACATGTTTAAAAGAATTGCAGATTAATGGCTTTTATCCCGCTTAGAAATATTGGCGCTGGCGGTATTGTCACCGACCAAGACCCCTATGATCTTGAACTTACACAGTTCCCGGTGGGTGATAACGTCAGTTTTCACCAAGGGCGCATTGGCAAGTCTTTTGGTCATAGTCTTAAATTTAGCACAACACATGCGCCTACTCACATAGAGGGCTGGATGGCCCAAGACTCAAACACACTGATTGTTGGAAGCCTGAATAAAATTTTTAGATATGACGGCGCAAATGAGACCAATGTGTCTAAAACATCAGATGCATTTAATTACACTAATAGCCCCCGCTGGCAATCGGCGCAGTTAGGTACTGCAATGATGATGAATAATGGCTCAGACGTTCCTCAATTTATGCAGCCTGATCAGAGTAGATTTCAAGACCTAACCGCTTGGCCTACAGGTGTCTTTACAAAATGTTTAAAACCATACAAGTCGTTTCTTATCATGGCGGGGTACGAGGGTGCAAGTACAAAGCACCCGTTCACTGTGAGATGGTCTGATGAGTACGAGCCTACTGGTGTACCGCTTGACTACTCAATAACCAGCACTACAAATTTGGCTGGAGAAAATACGCTAGGTGGTAATAATGGCGATCTTATCGATCAGCTAACGCTTAATAACTCGCAAATTATTTATGCTGAACGCGGTGTGTTTGCGATGGATTTTATCGGCGCACCGTTTGTGTTCTCATTTCGTGAAGTGTTTAGCGATGACGGCATCATAAATCGAGGTGCTTGTAGCTCATTCATGGGTAAGCATCTTGTTGTAGGCCACAATGACATTTATGTGCACGACGGGAATCAAAAACAAAGTGTTGCTGAGAAGCGTGTTCGCCAAACTTTTTTTAACGCTTTAGTTGATACTCGTAGTGTTTACTGCCAAACAATAAACGACAAGTCTGAAATTTGGATTTGTTATTCTGATGTCAATGCGTTGAATTCACAAACTGCTAACAGAGCACTGGTCTACAACTGGGCGCAAGACGCCTTTACGTTTGTAGATTTACCCGACGTTAGGGCGCTGGCAATATCCGATAAAGTTGGCGTTACTCTTGGCGAATGGGACACAGTAATTGGAACTTGGGATAACACGACAAGTTATTGGTCAAATGTATCGCAAAGCTCAGAAGCTAATGCTTCAAAGCTTTACGGTGCTGGGTACTCAGCCTCAAAAGTTTACACGATGAATGACACGCACGCAGCGGCTGGTGCGCCAATATTAGCAAACCTAGAGGCGACTAAAATTGATCTGGATCAGGTTCTAGGAAAAGCGACCAACACGATTAAACAAATTAACGGAATACTGCCTCAGATCGATGGTCAGGGTACTGTGGAAATCAGCGTTGGATCGAGTATGTCACCACAAGACGGCGTTACCTGGGGTGATCCTCAAACTTATGATATAGAGTCGGCTTATAAGATTGATGTCAGATCGTCCGGTCGATACTTAGCCTTAAAAGTTCAAAGCAATAGCGCCTCTGATTATTGGCGACTAACAGGGTTAGACATCGACATTAGCGAGGTAGCGGCACGATGAGTTATCTGCCAACAACCTCATCGGCTCAGAGCTTACCGGATATTAAAAACTGGATAGCCGGTGAGCTTGTGAGGATTTCTAACAGTTTTACAACCTCAAGACAAACTTTAAACATACCCGTCATTAATGCAGCACCCGCAAAGCCACAGGTTGGCGATGTTGTTTTTGCTGACGGCACTAACTGGAACCCAAGTGGTGGTCGTGGACTTTATTACTACGACACAAGCTGGGTCAAAATAGCATAGGTATAGATCATGGGATTTAGTTTCAGCCAAAATAAGGCATCAAATCAGTCGAGCAGCAACGCGGATACATTTGTTGATCCGAACCAATCACCCTACTTGCAGGACATCTATCGTCAAGGGCAGCAGCTTAACGCGCAAGGGATGCCCGTCGAGGGCGTTGCCGGGATTAACGGCATGTTGGGTAATTCGCTTGGCACATCTTACGGTGTTGGCGCTAACATGGTGGCGTCCGGCGCTAATGCGGCCCAAGGCACAGGTATGGCGTTGAACTATGCGGGTGGCGCGATGGGCGGTAACGCTCAAGGGGGCATCAACACTGCGATGGGTGCGGGTCAAGGCATGGCGAACATGACGGGTATGATGGGAGCCGCTAATAATGGTGGGTTCAACCCTGCGAACGCTGGACGGTACATGAACAACAACTTGTTAAATAGCCAGATAGATGCCGCCAGCACAGACGTTGTGCGTAATCTTCAAGAAAATCAATTAACAGGAATTGCATCTAACGCTGCGGGTTCTGGTAACTCTGGGTCTAGCAGGGCGGGTGTTGCCGCAGGGATTGCCACACGGGGCGCTGGCGACCGTATTGGCGACATATCGGCAAACATGCGCGGCCAAGCGTATAACACGGGGCTTAATATCGAAGCTAACCGAGCATCACAAAACGCGGGGTTTCAGCAGCAAGCTAACCTGTCGAACCAAAGTGCTTACAATAACAACATGCAGTACGGCGCTGGCGTAGGCCAAAACGCCTACAACACCAACCAGCAAAACCAACAGTTCGGCGCATCTATGGCACAACAATTAGGCCAGCAAGGTTACGGCAACATGATGTCAGGCGTTGGTATGCAGCAGGGTGCTGGTCAGTACATGCGCGACTACGATCAGCAACTGCTAAACAATCAGTACCAGCAAGCTATGTCTCCGTTTAACAGTCTTAACTTTTACAATCAGATCGTCGGAGCACCAAACAATCTTAGTAGTGCGTCTTCGGAATCATCTGGGAAAAGTTCTGGTTCGAGTGTTGGGTTCGGTTAAGGAGAGATTAGTAAAATGGCAAGATATTTTGATTCAATTCTCGGTGAGCGAGACGATGGCGCTTTAAATACATTTAATCACGACGGCTTTATTGAGAGCAGTCTTGATAATTTACCTGCTTTTACGCCCAGCGCATCAAGACCCGCTACATATTTCGAGCAAGCGGGTTTTGTGCCTAACCCCGATCCAAACAATCAGGGAACATATGTTGCACCGAGTCGAGCTTTAACGGAGCACTATGCTCGTAAGGAGGGCATCCGTCAGCAAAGTCTACAGCGTCAGATGGAGAGCACAAGAGACAGCACCATGTTTAAAGTAGGTGACACTCTGGCTGATACCGGCAGATTGTTTCTATCCCCACTGTTTTGGCTAAGTGGAGAGGACACTACCAAGTACGATCCTTCCGCTAGATTGGAGGCAGGGTACAAACAGCAAATGGCGGCGTCAGAAGACTATCGTAAAGGCATGTATCAAAAGTTACTTACTGCAAGAGATGCGCGTCAGCAGCAGTCAATAGCACTAAGGCAACAAGCCTATCAAAACAGCTTGCCGCAAAGCTCACAAGGCAAAGAGTTATATGATTACGCTTTACGCACTGGCCCAGAAAACCAAGCACTGTACGGCCAAAATACCAAAGCGGCATTTGACGCTTTAAATAAACAAATGATGCTTGCTACCGATAAAGCTATACCGCTGACAGGTTCAGATGGTGGGCAAATTATTATTCCCAAGAATTTAAATGAGACCTTTAACAAGTACGGCACGCGGTTTGATCAATCAGTAGCTCCGGCAAGCGAAGCGTTTCAGGCGCTAGACAAATTACGATCTGCACTTCGGCAAGGGACACCACTATCTGAGGTGGCAGCGGTAACGCAATTTAACAAGGTTCTTGATCCGGGTTCTGTTGTTCGTGAGTCTGAGGTTAAATTGACGGCAGAAGCCAGAAGCGTGTGGGCGTCGGCGCAAATACGACTTAACGACTTAGCAGAGGGTGACGTTCTCACCGACGCTCAAGTAATTGACATGTTAGCGTTGTCTGATGACCTAGAGGCTGTTTATATTAACCTATACAACCAAATCCGTGACGACGCAGAGTTTAAGTTTACTAACTCAGGATATGGCGATAACAATGTAATGACTCAGTATCTTGGTACTCGAAAACAATTTAATCAATCTCAACCGCCAAGCAATAACACAGTAACAATCCCTGACGCACAAACGCCTATCAGTGTAGGGCCGCTACGTTCTGGATTGGTGGGTGGTGCAGATTTATCGGAAAATGATCTTTTACAAATTGATTTTCAAAAATATCTTAAATAGTAGGTCGATATGGAATTAACTAGAACTGAATTATTGTCTGCGATTGACAATGCAAGAGCGGCTAACGACATGGAAGCTGTTGCTCGCATTATGAAAGTGTTACCTGACCCTGCCAGTTCACAGTCAGGGTCGATTGATAAAAAGTCAGGAGCCGGACTTGGTACTCGCGCCATTGTGGGTAACGCCAAAAATCCAGCAGATAGACTTGCGTCCATGCGTAATCACTACCCAGAAGCTCAACCTTATGGGGAGGACAACTTTGCATTTTATAACCGCGACGATGGCAGACCTACACTGTACAACCCTCCCGGTATGATGCCGGAGCTTGGTGATTTTGCTGAGTATGGTCGTGTCGGCGCTGAAATTGCTGCGGGTGTCGGAGCTGGAATTATGTTTGCGCCAACAACACCTGTTGGACAAGTTGCTGCTGCCGGAACTGCCGCCACTGCTGCTGGCGCACTCTATGATCAAGCTATTAATCAGTTAGGCGATGGTGAGGACTCTAGAGACTTAGGTAAGCTGGCATCAGACACCGCAATTGAGTTTGCAGTAAATATGATTCCTTTTGAAAAAGGGCTTGGCCCAGCTAAAAAATTCTTAAATAAAATATCTCCAGATTTTAGAAGCATGATGACTAACGCCAATAAAGCCGTTATTGATGTGGCTAACAAGTACGACATAAACGCAACTGCTGGCGTACTTGGAAATCGATTTATGCAAGGTGTTGACGCAGCAACGCAAAAGGTTTTGGGCGGCGTGGACGCTTGGGAGAAGTCGGCAGCGGATATGATGGAGGGTGTCGGTCGAATGATTGATGATTTCCACTTTAGCCTTGGTGGTAAATCTAACCCAGAGGCGGCTGGTCAACAGTTAGTTAATCAAGCCAAGAAGTATGTAGATAACTTCCGAACTACTTCTGAAGAGCTTTATAAGCAAGTAGATAAGTTTATTCCCGAAGGCGCAAGAGTACCCGCACTAAAAACAAGAGAATTTCTTGCAGCTTACAGAGACAGGTTTGCCAACGACCCTGAGATATCTAAAATATTCCGCGATCCAAAAATAGGAGCCTTGGCAGATGTCACGGCAGACATGGATTATGCCCGACAAAACATGGACTACTCTACCATTCGTTCGTTAAGGACAATGATAGGCGGGAAGATTAAAGATAGGGACACTATTGGCGATCTGTCACAAAGTGACTTGAAACAATTGTATGCTGCACTTACCGATGACTTGTTTGCGGGTGCGGCTGATTTTGGTGAAGAAGCCTTTAAAGCTATGACAGACGCTAACGATTTTTATCGCGCTGGATCAGTAATTATGGAAGACGTTGTTGAAAAACATTTTATGACCACCGGTAAATGGTCAACGGCAAGCGAAGCTTTTAGTTCTATTAAGACAGCTGTTAACGATCCTGAAAAGCTCAGACGGATTCAAGCGTCAGGTATTTTGGAAGAGGGTGACTTTAATCAAGTGGGTTCAGCGATATTGGATGACGTCGGCTTGGCAACAAAGGGTGCTCAGAACGCAACGGCTGAACGATTATCACCCGGCAGAATCTTAGCGCAGACAGACAACAGTGTTATACCAGCGGGTTCCCAAGACATTTTACTTACGGGTAATTCAAAAGAAATTATGCAAGACATGCGAGTATTTGCAGACGGTATTAAAGGCGTTGAGGGTTTAGTTAATAATTCCAATAGCGGAGCCGCTGTTCAATTCGGTGGTTTAGGGCTTGCTGCGGGGTCGCTGACTGTTGATCCTATAGCCGGTTTAGCCACTATGGTTGGGAGTTTAGCTCTTCCTTATCTCACCTCAAAGGGCATGGCCTCTCAGTGGTTAAAGAATTGGATGCGTAATGCACCCAAAGAAGGCGGTAAAAAGGCTATAGCACAGTGGAAAAAAGATGGAGCAAGACTTGCAGCAGCTCAAAGTGCTACTCCGTTTTTTCAAGCAATACTAGATATGTCTAACAACAACACAGACAGTGGAGCATTAGAAGAATGATGGATTTATTATCATTAATATCGGGAGCTACATCGAAAATAGGATCACAAATGGCTGGGTTTGAAAACGCCATGACAAACGCCTATAACGACTCACCCTTTGGCGCTTTAGAAGACTCATTTAAAAACTCAGGGGTGCATCAGGCTTTTTCTTCTGGTAGAAATCTATATGGCGGTCATCGTGGAGGTATGAGTCACGCAACTCTTAATCAATCTCAACCCGATTTTGTTAGCGCGACTAACTCCATGCAAAACGTAATGTCTCAAGCGGGAATTATGAACCCTTCAGCCTCACAGCTTACAGGTGGGACGGCTCCAAATTACATGCCGTTGCCCACTCTTAGGCGTAACCCAGAGCCGATTTACCAAGCGCCTCGACCCTATGGACAAGACAATCTTGATGAGTTAGATGAGTTAGAAAAAAACGCTGGACAAAAAGTCGGTATGCTCTACGAGCCTATGTCAATGAACACCCCTACAACCTTAATGGCTTAAAATTATGGGCGTTTTTACACAAGTTGCTAAGTTAGTTGATGAGGGTGCTAAACGAATCAAAGCCTACCATGGATCTCCCCATGATTTCGATAAGTTCTCAACTGAGAACATTGGAACCGGTGAGGGGTTACAGAATTACGGTAAGGGGCTGTACTTTGCGGAGCGTGAAGGTACTGCTGAAGCTTATAAGACATCCGGTAAAACAAAAGGGCATATGTATGAAGTAAATATAGATGCCTCTCCAGGCGAGCTAGTTAATTATGATCTGCCTTTAAATAAGCAGAGTAAGGCAGTGCAAGAGGTCGTTCAGGAATATAAAAAGGGCTATGAAAATGATCTGCCTTTAAAAGAAAGATTTGGATTGCCTTATGAACCTACTGACGAACAGGTAATGCAACGAGCCTTATCAACACCCTACACCATACGACAATTAAAAGACCGAGGTATCAAAGGGGTTAAATAC